TCCGGTGAAGACTCCGGTGAAGACTCCGGTGAAGACTCCGGTGAAGACTCCGGTGAAGACTCCAGTGAAGACTCCAAAGCAAACACAGAAACGAATTGACCAATCTACACATTCTCTTTCTTCTCCGGAGTTGTGAAAAAAAATTTGAAGAGTTAAAACCAACAGGCAATGTTAAAACCAACATGTTCGCTACAACCACTTCTTCCTGGATATACGATTATATGATATCTTATATGGATGAAATGGAGACTATTTCTGTATATGATTTATTTTATTGTACACCTTGTATTGTGTACAACTATTGTAATCAAACTTAAACAACTCGTTCTTTGACTTCGGGACTCCTGGACTCGTCGTACACTTTCTCACCGACTAGTTGTTCCATCTCCTTGTTTTTCCGATCTCTTTCTTTTTCGGTTTCGTCGTCGTCATCAGGATAGTTGAGTTCTACACCGATATTCTCAATTTCGTCTCCTCTGAAACCGTCGTACCACAGCATAGTGTTACCAAAGGTCTTGATAGGTCGCATGATCTGTTTCCACTTCGGACTGCCAATTTTAACATCTTTGTATTTATCTTCAACATATTTAAAATATTCTGTGTGAAAGTTCTCCACACGACCAACAACATCCTTACAAACATCGTTCATCATTCGTTTCTCCCACTTACCTTCTCCCACATGCACATCCACCATCTTGTCGTTGCGTCGCTCCTTCTTTAACGCCTGCATTTCTGGAAAGTCGTCATTAAAATAGATATGTTCCACCGTTCGTGGTATTACATATTTACCAATGTCGATATTCTTGCTTACCATTTTCAAATATTCCGCTTTCGTAATCCTACTTACCATATTCTGTATGTCCTCATTCGAAATCTTATCAAAATCAGCACGAATATTGATATTGTAGATGTTATTGTTAGTGGTGTTGTTATTATTGGTAGTGTTGTTAGTTGTATTGTAGTTATTGTTTGTCGTTTGATTGTTATGTTGTATAGGTGGACTACATTTTACATATTTTTTGTGTTCGTATTTCCCTTGTTTTGAAGCAAACATTTTCAAACATATAGGACATTGAAGAGGATGTAATCCTGTGCATTTTTCACTATGTAATTTTAATTGTTGATTAGAAGATAATATTTTATTACACATGGTGCATATAAATTGTTTATTTCTCACTTCAATTTTTGGATTTTCGTTAACCCTTACCAAATCATTATTAACCCTTACCAAATCATTATTAACCCTTACCAAATCATTATTAACCCTTACCAAATCATTATCAACCCTTACTAAATCATTATCATCTAAATTACATACATCTTCTTTATTTTTATTGTAACAAGGATTCTTCCTATTAATATGTCTATTCAAATCGCGTATTCTTTTAGTAGTATAATCACAATGTTCACATTTATACAGCATTTTATATAACGCAATCTTATATTTTAATAGTGATAACGCATAGCATAACGCAGTGGGCAATACATGGTTTTGCACAGAGGGGAAAAAGAATTTATGAATTTTTATATATTTGGTTGGTGAAAATATTTTTTGAAAAATGTTTTTACAAATTTCTTAAAGTAAAGTTTTGTATGAACTTGTTTTTAACGAATTTCGAAAAGACAAACAACTTTTTAATGATGTATGTGTGTAAGAAGTTATCGCTATATTTTCACTCAATCTTCCACATCTTGTTTTCATTGTCAAATTTGTAAACTCTGCTTTTGTTTTCGGTATTGTAGTTTGGAACATACTTCAAATCTCTCAATTGAATCACATTTTCGTTCGAATCGTTTTTTAAAAACTGTTTACAAAACCCCCATCTATCTCTTTCTGTTTTTTTGCACATAGGTGTGTGAATCTTGTAGTTGTATATATCGGGAATATCTCGAACGGTTCGGTTTAACCCGTGATAGTATTGTTTGTTAAGGGTGTTGTGTTTGATTATCTTTTCGAAATTCTGACAAGGCACCTCTCTTTTCTGTTTATTGTCGTATAACATCATATTGTTCAAACAATCCAACATCAACCTGTTTTTGGGCGGGGTTGCAATAATACCGTTGAAACTCTCGGCGAAAAAGGTGATTCGGTTGTTGTGGAAGGTTTCTTTCAGATCTTTTAACGGTATACATTTAATATCCAAATAGATTCCTCCGTGGATGTACAGATAGGCGTAACGAAAGAAATCCGCTTTGTGACACCCAATCACCATATAATCGAATTTGTCCGCGTAAACTTTTCCGAAGTTCTTCAACAAAAATGCCCTGCATTCATCGTCGTCAAACACCGTGCGTTTAATTCCTTTACCGTACTGTTCGAACGCTTCGTGTATGTAAGACGGGATGGTAGATTTGTCCTTGATGGTTTGGATGATTTTGTTGTATGGTCTAATTTTAAATTTGTTGTAGGATAAAACGATATAGAAAAGAATTAACAATATCAAAACTAATAATAAAGTGATGTGCATTTTTATTTAATTAATTTAAAATAATGATTTGATATTTGTTTTTTGTCTACACAGAGTCTCTAGCTAGTGTATTACAAGGACTTGAACGAAACAGCGATATAGTATATTATACAATTTGTTGATTTTAGTGTATTCTCATATACGATATATTACATTTATAAATTTTATAAACACATATAAATGTTTAATTCTTTAGTTTATTGTATAATTGTATGTTTGCAATGTATTTTTGATCATACTATTAATAGTTGTGAATGCAGATTTGGAAAGTTATTGATCATTGTTCATCACACATTTCAGTTGTATGCATTCTTTGGATCGCTGTTATTTGGATGGCACGCACTTCATGTGGTTCTGATTGTGTGTGCGTTGTTGGTGCATATGAAATACGGAAGTTGTCCATTGACAGTGATTCATAATGAGTATTGTGGGTTTGATCAGCATCAACCGTTATACACCATATTGAACAAATTAGCACCCAGTCAAAACCAAAAAGACAAAGCTGGGTTAGTTAGAACCTATTATTTATGGTTATCATTTGTAATAGTGTATGATTTGCTACATATTACAAGGATATATATGAAATAAGTATTGTAATAAGTATTATAAAATACATAAAAGACAATATAATGCATGCAATAACACGAGTTCTCTGATAATAATAAAAATTGATAAATTTTGTTATTCAATATTTTCAAATAACAAACGATATACAATGGGTTGCGGTATCAGCAAACACGATGACATTTACGGAAGTTGTAGGTCGCCCTCACAGGAACGAAATATGGGCAATTATATTAACAGACAACTTAAACTTTGTAATTTCGAATACGAAAGAAATATGATGATGATGCATCTATCTATGTATGGAGAATGATAAAAAAAATAGGAATTGTTAGACAGATTTCAGATTTTGTACATACATATTTTCGGTGTTTATTTTTGATACATACGATACCAAAATTCTCTCTCTTCTTTAAGTTTTCTTTCCATTTTCTCTTCCATTTCTTTGAGTTTCTGTTCTAATTTTTCTTTTTCACTTTCAAGTCTGTTGATGCGTTTTTCATAACTTTTTTTGTCTTCTTTCATTTCGGCGATTAAGTTGTCTTTGTCTGCAACCATTTTATTTTTGTCTTCATTCGTCTTAAGAAGCAGTTTGTTGGTATCGAGAAGTTTTTGATTTTCATTCTTTAATACTTGTTTTTCTTTTTCATGCGCAATTTGAGTGCGATTCCTTTCTTCGGCGTATTTCTTATCAGACGATTCAGTTGTCACTGTTCGCACATACACAATCGCTTGAAGATTATCATTTAGTTCTTCAATACTCTTTTGTAGTTTAGTCATAAACGCTTCTCGTTGTATTTTTAATCGAAAAGTTTTGAAAAGTTTTTTGATTTGGTCTTCTTTGTCAAGATGTGTTACAACACTCCTAAAGAAAATATACAGATCATCTTTTATATTTTTTCCAAAGATTGTTCCCTTAATCAGGAAATTGTATACAAAAGTATACTTTTCCTTTTGTCGTTTGTAATATTTGAACATCTTTTTGAATATATTTGTTATGAATACATACATGTCAGAATCTTCATTTACATCACTAATATTTGCTATTGTAGTTTTACAATAGGTAATCCATAAGTTGAAGTGTTTATGTTTAATATCATTCGTGGTAACAGTCGCCATGCTTTTAACCTATTGTTAATTGATTGTCTATCTATGTATATTTATAATTTCCATCAATTTTTTCCTTGTCCTAATGACAAAAAAATCTACATATTACTACCAATATATATTAATCAACATGGATGCTGACAAGAGAGATTTGGTTTGGAGAATTCTTCGTGATGGTAACTACATAACAAACATGGTGGAAATACGCTCGCTATCATGCACGAACAAGTATTTAAACAGCGTATATACAACGAATCAGTTATATGATTGGTTTTTTTCTTCTCCTTTGAATCCAACTTCGGTGTTTTATAAGAGTTGTATATTTTATGGATACAAGGACATATTGGAATGGTTAGAGGACAGAGGACATAAATTACACTGGAACGATTGGATGACTAGAGTTTGTGTGGAGAACGGGTATCTCCATATTTTGAAATGGAGATGCGAAAAAGAAAACAAGGACTGTTTTTTACACAACACATGGTTTATGATATTAGCAGCGAAGAACGGTCGTGTGAATATTCTCGAATGGGCGAACACGAAGCATATTTTACAAAGTTATAAGTGGGACGAATGGATTATCAGAGCGGTTGCTGCTAATGGGCATTTAAATGTGTTGCGGTGGGCTTACGATAACCAATTTATACATAACAAATACTTGTGTAGTCCGTGGATAATACGATCTGTGGCGAATGGTGGATATGTGGATATATTAGAATGGATGTATCAAAATAAACTCATTAACGGTTTATCATGGAATAAATGGATCACACAGATTGTGGTGGAAAAGCAATTACTTAATGTTTTGAAATGGGCAGACAGTAAAGGATTTGTCTACGAAACATGGGATAAATGGGTGACAAGGGTTGTTGCAAGTAATGGTAATTTAGATATATTGAAGTGGGCGCATAGTAAAGGATATATAAGCGAGCCATGGGATAAGTGGATAATGCTAACCTTAAGAGCAAAAAGACATTTTCATATTATAGATTGGGCGAAGGAAAAGCGCATCATCTAAAAAAAAATGTTTTCATCATGATAAACTACATGATAAAAACAGAAAAATATAAAAAATTGTTGTACCGGCGTTCATTCAAACAATCGAAACCGATTACTACACAGACAGATCATCCGGTATGGTTTTCAAATATAGCATGCTATGGCGAGGAGGATTCGTATGGTCCTATTGTCAGTACATACGCATCAGAACGATCGTTATGTTTAATTCCTTTACACACAATGAAATTACGAAAAGAATTATACGAACACATAAAAAAAGATATTAACGGCACGGCGAGAGATAAACATGTGAAACTAAATCATTTGGAGTTTTTGTTGAATCCAGACGAGCAATATTCTGGAGGTATTTCAAATAAAAGTTTACATAAAATTCTTAAAAAGATCTTTTTATCAGACGGAATTGACGGTACTATAATAGATGAAACAAAAGCAGACGAACTATGTTGTGGAATTTCTGAAATTGTATTATGGAATTTTCCTTTGAACAAATTGTGAACAAATAAAAAAATGTTGATAATATAAGAATGAATTTAAGAACAATAAACACTGTTAATTTTGGTAAAGTTGTTGCTTTCGAATTAGACTCTTTGTTTGAGGCAATGTATGCTGTAAAAAATCCATTGAAAATGTACAAATTAAATACAGATTTGCAAAAAAACAGTTATGCCATAGAGGTGGAGAAAAACAGGGTGTTTCTTGGTAAACGATACTTGAAAGTATTAGAAGAACAAGATATAAAAAAGTTAACTCGCAGACACATTCAAGTTGTAGACGATAATACAAAAAAAGAAAGTTTAAACGATAGTTGTAAACATATCTACAAAAAGGATGACAAGTGGTATGCAGTGGTTTTAAAGGAAACAAAACAAAAAGGAGGAGATGTATCAAAAATCGTGGTTAAAAAAAAGGAGCAAGTGAAAAAGGACGAATTGGAGGAGGCGTTTGTCAATCACATATTGAAATTCCACGAAACGGATGTGACCAAAATAATAGAATCTTTGGAAAAGCCCGAAATTGTGCAAAAATGGATCAACAGCTTCCTGTCGAAGAAGGAGGAGAACGCGCAACACATCGAAACCTACGAGAACGAAATGTTGGAGAACGCGAAGAAGATGTATTTCGACAAATACGGAGACAAATACAAACGCAAGAAGGACAAGGATGTCTACGAATCACCCCATTTCCAAAACTGGTATAAACGAAATGTGATTACAATGAAGGGTGGGACTGGTGCTTATACGAATATGCAATGTGATGATAATTGCCAATTAAAACAAATTGAAGGATATTGTAATGCTATAAAAAAAACAAAACTGAATAATGGATCACAAAAAAATCATTTTTGTGATCAATTAGATAAATGTATAAAGAAACCAGCAGTAGAACCATCAACACAAGAAGAATTAGCAGTAGCACAAGCAGCATCACCACCAGCATCACCATCACCACCACCATCACCACCACAAGAAGACTTAGCAAATTTTGCACCACCAACACCAAACCTAACTGAAGCATGTCCTCCTAATTCAATTGAAAAATTGCATAACATTATACAATATAATCTAGTTCCAACAACAGTATTATTTAATGAAGACATTGTGGAAAACAATATTTTAGAATCAATAAATCTATACAAATTCTTACCATTAATTCATTTGTTCTATGACAACAGCAAAACATTTGATATAGTGCATGTGAATGATGCTGAATCTATGAATACTGCTGCTGAAGGTGCTGCTGGTGTTAGTGCTGATGGTGCTGCTGAAGGTGCTGGTGCTGGTGGTGCTAATACAGATGAAGATTATTACAACAAACATCGTTTGGCCGCTGATTTGAATCACGATTTTGGATATGACTTAGGAGATGTGTTAGGTAAAAAAGCGTTGGATAATAAGATATACAAGGCGGAAGACAAATTCGTGAAATACGCTATACTGAAAGCGTTGAAGAAAAATCCAAATCTAATTTACAAATTCCATTTGACATCGGTAAATGAATGGCAAACTCAAACTAAAACGATGATAGATACGGTATTTGGAGAAAACAAAAACAAAATGGTAGTTGATGGTAGCATACCATCATGTATTCTGAAAAGCTCTCAATGTGATGCAGATCCTTCAAGTCCATCTACTACTGGTAATGACTCACCAAGAAAAGTTTCAAAACCAGAT